ATAGTGTTACTCAGTTAGCAGGAGACAAAGGTACTCTCGCTGGTACTCTATCTGCTACTGGTGTATCTACTGTAACTGCTGGTGGTCCTGGTACTACAGCAACAGCACAACGTAGTATTGAATTGAGCGTATTCAAATGAGACATATCCTAGCAGGGTTATTCCTGCTAGGGTTTTCTTGTCCTGCCCTAGCGGAATCAGTAGTACCTAATTTTACAAGAGGGACTATTACTGCAACAACAGAATCAACTACAAAAATTATAGAAACCATTCGTCAAGTTGAATATACAACTGGCACGTCTTATACTGTGACTGGAACTAATATTAATATTCCTGGCACTCCACAACAAGGAGCAAATTACACAATTATGAATCAAGGTGCTCCCTTCCAGTTCAGTGAAACTTATCTCGGTCCTGGAGTGGCAAAAGAAACATGGATAGATCGATCAACCGAAACACAATCTACCACAAACTCGGTATCTGTATTTACGCAATAGGTTTGTATGTATCGCCTGCAATGGCTCAAACAGCTCCTAGTAATACTAATATCGCTGGCCCTTCTGCTAGTGCTACTGGAAATGTTACAAACCAAGCGGTTCAAGTCCTCCAAGGGCCGTATGCTGTTAATACATACGGAGGGGGGGTTAGTTGTCAAGGGCCCACTATGAGTTTATCGCCATTCGTGTTAGGAAACTTGAATGGTAGCAAAGATCCAGAAACATATCAATCCCATACAGGTAACGCTGGCATCAGTATGGGATTCAATTTTCCTCTAGATGGCGGATTAACAGAACTCTGTAAAGAAAGAGCAAGATCAGAAATCAAAAGACAAAATGCCGAAGCAGACAAAGCTCGTTTAGATTTTGAATTAGTAAGACTTCTAAAATGTGGAGAAGCAATTAAGTCTGGAATTAGTTTTCATCCAGAATCCCCATATGCAAAAATCTGTGCTGATGTAGTTGTCAGGTATCCCTCACCTGCAATTATTACAAATCAACCCAGAGTATCTAAATAGGGGCAGATAAGTTATTGTACCGTGCGTTATGTATCAGTAATGCTCCTTAAGCATAATGGAAAAATTGAGTGGTATGAAATTCCATGGGGCAAATCCCATTTGGATGTTATTAGAAAACACGGTACTATACTTATGACGATCGTTCATGGATAGGAGTTATTCTTATGTACATGCTATCGGAACAGGACATCAATAAATTAGTGGTTGCTTGCAACAAAATGATTATGGGTAGTTCAAGTAAATATACACAATCAGAATATCGACATCTAATTAATAGACTATCAAATTATAAGGAACAAAATTTTCCAAATAAATCATGAGACATTTTGTTGTTGAATTCTTAAATAATCCAGTGTGTTTAGGTATATTATGCCTTGCCTTGATTATGGTCCCTATTGTTGGTATTGCTAAAATTCATGACACAAATAACGAAAGAAGAAGTCAAAGAGATGATTGATGACGCTATTCGTCAACATAATCGTAATGCAAGTATTATAAGTATGTGTGTAGGCTGGATTGTTCTTTCGTTATTTGCTGAGGGACTTCTCCGTTTAGTAGGTGTCATCCCACCATTATTTCCATGGTTAAATATTGCTTTGAAATGATATGAACAATTTATTCCTAACCTCATTATGTCTGTTCACCTCCATAGGTTTGTTTATCTATTGGGGACTCACACATGCATACCCAAAATGAAAAAATTACTAACTTCTCTTCTTATTGCTGCATCGTTTTCTTTACCAGTTGCAGCAGAACCGATTGTAAAAGATCATAGTTTTGACTCCCTTGGGTGTATGATACTTTTAGAATGTACTAGAGGAGTTGATAGAATTACACCAGGACAAGATTTAGGAAAAGCACAAGAAGCATATAAAGACGAGTATCTTAGAATTATCGCATCATTAGAAAAGATTGGTGTTGCTGTTTATATTGCAGATGAAAGATATTTCCCACACAACACCAACGGAATTTATAAACCAGACTACAATCGTTTCTTTATTCGTAGAGATTTACTAGAGAACGAAAGAGAATTCATCAAAACACTTCGTCATGAAGGTTGGCACGCAGTTCAAGATTGTATGGCTGGTGGTATTCAAAATGGATTCATTGCACAGGTTTATCAAGATAAAGATATTCCAGAATATATTAGAGACATGACTGCTAGAGTTTATGGCCTTGCTGGTCAAGGTGCTGCAGTTGCATGGGAATCTGATGCCAATACAGCAAAAGTGAGAGCAGGTGATACAGCAAACTATCTTGAGATGTGTGCCAAAGGTCCATTATGGGATCAGGTACAACCAACACCTATGACTAAAGAATGGTTAATTGGTTGTGGTTTTATGAAGTCTGATGGCAAACATAAGATCTATTCTGCAACAAAACGAGTGAGTGAGTGTAAGGAAGGGAATAAATAATTTGGTATCAAAAGTTACAAAAGTAATCGTCTAAATAAAGTACGTTCATCTGCTATAATGCAGACGGAAGTAGGCTAACTCGGAACGGATCGTTCATCTATGGAAGCACTCATTCTAACTTGCCTACAAGCACAGTTAATTGCTGGGAGAGTTCATAAGCAGGACATTCCTAAGCAAGCAAAGATGGAGTTGATTACTGAATTAAAAATTATATCCCCGAAAGAGTGTAAAGTAGACGCAAAAGTTGACTGAAGGAACGCCACCTCACCTACAAAGTAAAGGAGCAAACCTAATGACAACAGCAACATATCGTGGCGTTAAGTATAACGTCGAAGATCGTAAACTAAACGTTCTTCAAATGATTAAAGATCAGATTGAAAAGGAGCAACGCCGTAAAGCAGCACAACTAGCATCACTAAAATGATAGTCTAGCTGCTAACTTCTTAGCAATTTTTTTAGCAGGGGCAAACAGAGGTTTAAATCTCTTTTGCCCCTCTTTTGTAAATTTATCAGAGATAATATCATCCACAATAATCTTATTTTCTACTTCGTAAAGTGGATTAATATCAACTTGGTCTCTGAGATACTGCTCTACATTATCAATTGTATCGATGAGTTTAGTACCGTCAGAAGAGTATTGAAAAACGTCAACCTTACCACTATCAGTTAGAACATAGTGAAGTACAGGTTTGACTTGTTTGATTTTAATTTTAAATTTGTTTTTTGCCGCTTCTCTAATCAACGGTTCTGCTGCGTTCTTAAGGGCATTAAAAACCATCGTTGATCCGATCGTGGCAGCAGTAGTCACGATTGCCACAGATCCCGCCGTAGCGACCACAGAGGGGTCTGGAAGGTCCACCTTGACCCCTGCGATGCTGATGCTAGGGTTCTCTGCTGGGATCTCTGCCTTCGTTACTGGAGGGGTCTGAGTGAGTGCCTGGATCTGTGGAGGCAGTTCTGGTTTAGCATCAGGCAACCCTCTGGTCTTATCCTGTTGTTGCTGTTGTTCCTTTTCTCGATCTGCCTTTACGGCTGCATCAAATTCTTCCTGTGTAGGTACATTAATCACAGGATATTTGATTGAGGTATCTGGATTATCAAATACAGGTAAAGCAAGTCCCCGAGAAACGGGAACTTGCATCTGTTCAATTACAGGAGGATCAAACCTCTGAATCTGCGTACCTTGAAGGTTCGGTATTCGTTGCTGCTGGTTCTGCTGCAACTGGGGTATCGAAGACAGGTTGGACTGCTGGAGCGGTAGGTTCTGGAGTTGGTTCGACTGCGGTGATTGCAGGAACGGAATCTGGTTTGGCATCTTCCTTGTCCTTTTCTTCCTTCTTCAGAGTATCAACACCAAAGGTGGCAGCTGCAGCAGTGAATACTGTAGCAATAAAAGTTGGGTCCATCTTTGCGAGAAGACCTGCATAACTAGCGGTAAGTAGTGCAGCACTCCAACTCAAAACTGAAATTCTAACGATTGTGCTCATACCTTTTTCCTTTCTTTGAGTTTCCATCGTCCTAAAAAATTAGAGGGGTGGTAGGGTCCCCTCTATTTATATTATGCTTCTTTTTTCTTACCAATATTATATTTAGATTCTAGTGTCCACTCACCTTTATCCTTGTATGCAATCACTTTGATTTGATTTAATGGTGCTGCATCTTCAATCTGAGT